CGACCGGCAGGGTGCTGTCGATCTACCGCCACTGGGATGAGGACGACGCGGCGCGCGAAGAGCTTCAGTGGATCGTTGAGTTCCCGTTTGTGCCGTGGCGCGGGGCCTACCCCATCGGCATCGTGCATATGATCGGTGGCATCTCGGCCGCCGCCACGGGCGCACTGCGCGCGTTGATGGACAGCGCCCACATCAACAACAGCCAGACCATGATTAAGCTGAAAAGCCAAATGGGTGGCCAGAGCCTGAACCTCCAGCCGACGCAAGTTGAGGAGATCGAGGGCGGTCTCAACGTCGATGACGTGCGTAAGCTCGCCATGCCGCTGCCGTTTAACCCACCCAGCGCCGTGCTGTTCCAACTTCTGGGCTTCTTGGTCGATAGCGCCAAGGGCGTCGTGCGCACCACGCTCGACGACGTAGCCGATACCAACGCCAACGCCCCCGTCGGCACGACCTTGGCCAAGATCGAGCAGGGGATGGTCGTGTTCAACGCCATCCACGCCCGTCTGCACAACAGCATGGAGCGCTTGATGCGCATCCAGCACCGTCTGAACGGCATGTATCTTGAAGATGCAGCCGAGAAGGCGGAAATTGGTGAAGAAATCGCAGTTCGTAAGGACTTCGACGGCCCGCTGGACATCGTTCCGGTCTCTGATCCCAACATTTTCAGTGAAGCACAGCGTTTTGCGCAGGTTCAAGCCGTTGCGCAGCGCGCTCAGCTCGTTCCACAGCTCTATGATGCCCGAAAAGTCGAGCAACGCATCCTTGCGACGCTGAAAATCCCCGATGCCGAGAGCCTTTTGGCTCCAAACATGTCGCCGGAAGAGAAAAACCCCATCGAAGAGAACGTGCTGGCCACTTTGGGCCAAGCGCTTCAGGCTTTTCCCGAACAAGACCACATTTCGCACCTCAAAGCGCACCTCGCCTACATGACGAGCCCTGCGCTCGGGGCCAGTGAGCTTATTGCACCGGTCTTCACGCCTCTCATGATCAACCACTTCAAGGAGCACATCGCTCTGTGGTACGCCACCGAGGTCAAGAACCTGATCAAGGGCCTTGCAGGCGAGAGTTACGCCGATTTGGTAAAAAGTACCAAGACGCCAGAAGACAAGCGGGCCATGGACGCGGCTTTGGCCGAAGCGTCGATGTCCGTCATCTCCGGCGCGCAGGAGGCTTTTGCCATTCTGCCTCCGATCATCAAGCAAGCGCAGGAGATGATGCAGAAGCTGGCCGGTCCAGCGCAGCAAGACCCCTCGGCCGCAGCGGCCATGGCCGACATCCAGATGCGCGGTCAGATCGCCGAGAAGAAGTTGGCTCTGGACACCCAGAAGCTTCAGCTTCAAGGCCAAGAGAAGCAGCAGGCCGCCCAAGCCCATCAGGCAGAGCTTCAGGCCGCCCAGCAGGCCGACAAAGGCACCGATGATGGTCTGGAAGGCGGGGTTGACCATGTCGAGGATGGCGGCGCTTTCGACGACGTCGTTCGGCAGGAAAAGCCCTGCGACGAGTGCCACAACCACCACGAGGATGACTGCCGACAGGGTTACAATGGCCACGCGGACCACGAACTCGACGGTGTCATTGACGCCGTCCTGTTTGCTTTCGAAGCCACTAAGAAAACTCATTGCTTATCCTCTTCTTCTTCCTTCGGTGCGGGCTTGCCATTCATGGGGCCGCTGCCCTGCCCCGCCATCAATCCTGCCAATGCGCGCGACAAGGCGGAGCCTGCCGAGCCTGAGCCGGAGCGCGATCCCCCGCCGCTCGATCTCACGCCGAAGACCTACGACGACCCGCAGGGCACTGTCTTCATCGACGAGCCTGAAGAGGACGACGAGATGGAGCCGTGGGAGAAGTACCGCAACGACCTGCGCTACGACGCCAACGGCGACGGTGTAGTCGACGAAAATGACTTTCCTGATTGGCGGAGTGCTGGCAAATGAGCCTCGTAAACCTACAGCAAAAGATTGGAGTAACCGCAGATGGCGCGTTCGGTCCGGGAACACTTAAGGCGGCTGCGGCTTTCTATAAGCTATCACCTAATCGGGCTGCGCATTTCTTTGCTCAAACGGCGCATGAGAGCGGAAATTTCAAGGCGTTCAGCGAGAACCTGAACTATAGCGCCAAGGGGCTGCGCGGCGTCTTCCGCAAGTATTTCCCGACTGATGCTTTGGCTAATGCCTATGCACGACAGCCGATGAAAATCGCGAACCGCGTCTACGCCAACCGCATGGGCAATGGCCCTGAAAGCAGTGGCGATGGGTGGAAATTCCGAGGTAGGGGTGCCCTTCAACTTACTGGGCATGACAACTACCAAGCCTTTGCCAACTACGTGAACCGCCCCGACGTTATGGCAAACCCAGACCTTGTGGCTGGCGAACTCTGCTTCGAGAGCGCGCTGTGGTTCTTTGACCGGAACAAGCTCTGGGGCATCTGCGATCAGGGCGTCAATGACGCCGCTATTCTCGCGCTGACGAAGCGGATCAACGGCGGGCTGAACGGCCTGGCCGACCGGCAGACCATCCTGGCGCGGGCGCAGGGCGTGCTGGCGCTGGCCGCGTGACTGCGCTGACCTGCCCCCTCTGCGCCGGTGAATTCCAGGCGACCGGCGGCGTGAAGGTCGTTAGACGGCGCGGGGGCTGATGCCGAGGCGGTCGCCTACCTGCTTCGCGGTCAGCATCACGCCACCTTCCCCACCCACAGCGGCTGCCACTCGACGGGCCGCACCTCGTAGTAGCCGCTTCCGCTGCTGTATGGAATGAACCAGCCATCGAAGGGCGGCATCATCCCGTCGCCGTCGCCGAAGGCATAGTGCATCGGCTCGACGATGCGGCCATCGGCAGTGCGGCCGCGCACTTCCAGGATCGGGTAGCCGGCGCGTGGCGCGCTGGCCATCGGATCCCATCGGTCAGCAGGCCAGTCGGTGACGCGCTCCGACCAGTGCGGATGTTTGGGCGGGTTGTGGAGCGTCATGGCGAGCGCCATGGCCTTGTGCTCGGGGGTACCGGTCTTGCCCATCAGAACAACCCTTCCTGCACCGGCACCGCCGCGCCCTCCCGGTGCGCCTGGCACAGATGCCGATCCGGCCCCACCTCGGTGGCGCAGGCCGCGCAGATGTGGCGATCGCACGTGCCGCTCTTGCGCTGCGACGGCGCGTCGCATTGGAGCGTGGCCACGGCACCGCATGCGCAGCGCGGGCGCCGGGTGCGCGTGCAGAGGATGCCGCGGGCGCCGTTGGGGAGGGTGAACGGTTGGCAGGGCATCACTGCATCCTCGGCATCTGCTCAAGCTCGGCGCGCAGCGCCGGCCACATGGACGATCGGACGTACACCCTGTTGCCCTGCCTCGCGACAGAATCCTCGGGCACGTCGTCGAAGATCCTCTAGCGACGCGAAGGGCTGAAGGTCGGGGCGGAACTCGGCGGCCATCACTCGTCCACCCACGACATGTCTTCTTCCGGCGCCGGCTCGTGCCCATGCGGGCACCACGAGGCGCACTCGGCCGCGCCAGGCCCGCCCGGCTGCCCGTAGTCGTGCTCCCCGCTGGCGAGGTCGACGAACACCGGCTGCGAACAGTCGTCCCAGCCGATCGGGCAGGACCGGCCGCCCTCCATGTGCCAGATCCGGCCGCCGTGCGCGGTCTGGTCGCCGCCGGCCAGCGTGATCGCGCCGGTGATGAGGTCGTTCAGGGTGGGGGTCATCGGGTCGCCTTTCGCGCCGAACGCACCAGCGCCTGCACCTTGCGCAGCGCTACCTTCGCGGCGGCGAGGCGTGCGGCGTCGGCGTCGACCATCTCCTGCGTCCAACGCTCCGGGTCCTGCTCGCGCAGGCCGCGCAGACCCTGCAGCATGTCCTTCATGGATTCGACGGCGTGCCACAGGGCAACGGAATCGACGCGGGTGATCTTGGTGTCCATGGTCAACCCCGGGCCGTGGCCCGCTCCCATGCGTTGTCCAGCGCCTCGATCTGCTTCGGCGTCGGCCGGCGCCCCTGCTCGATCTGCCGGCGCAGGCTGTCCACGAAGCTGCGCTCCCAGTCGGTCAGGCGCTCCTCGCGCTTCTCGCAGTCGTCGAGCAGGGTCAGGTACTCATCGGCCCAGGTGGTCATGTCGGTCTCCACGCGGTCAGAACGGAATGTCCGGGTCATCACCACCAGGCCCACCCAGCACGGGCAGCAGCCGGACCACATTGGCCGTCCGCAGCACCTCGCCCCGGAGGTTGACGTGCGAGGCCTCGGGCACCCTGCGGGCCAGCGCCACCGGCGCGAACAGCACAAACAGGCCGGTGCGCTCGCGCGCCAGGCGCATGCACTCGCGCTCGGCCGCGGCGCGGTCGGGCTGCAGCACGGTGGGGCGCTTGTTCGCGGGGATCAGCAGGCCGCCGGCGTGGTGGCGGGTCCAGGTGGCTTCGATGTCGCCGCCGGCGTCGAGGATGAGGTGGGTCATGGGGCGGCCTCGGGCATCCCGTCATGCGTCCTGCCGTCGAGCAGGCGGCCGGCGGCCTTCTTGCCGACGCGGAAGACCTCGGGCCGTAGCGATGCCAACTCAACGCCGTTCTGCATCGGACCTGGCCACTCGTGACGCGGCACGCCACCATCCTCGCGGTCCTGCTCGAACCATCCGTGGCGGGCCAAGCCGGTGCGCTCGATTGAGTCAGGGTCGCCCCAGGATCCCCACTGCTTGAACAGGAACGGCACGCCGGCCGCCTCGCACTGGTCGCGGATATCGCGCGCCCACTGCGGGTTCATCGGCACCGCGTCGTCGGCGCTCTCACCCCCCACGATTACCCAGTTCAGCGGCCCCGGTTTCTGCCACCCCACGCCCCAGAGCCAGTCGTCATAGAGGTGTACCGGCCCCAGCAGCGGCTCCAGGCTCACGCCCCGCAGCGCCGCCGGCGTGGCCAGCAGCTCCGGGATCCGCTCGTCGGCCTCCTTCTGCCGCTCCGCGCTGACCATCAGGATCACGTTGCGCAGGGGCCAGGGCTCGGGGTCGTCCAGCACCTTCAGCTTGCCCTTGCCCGCCAGCTCGAGCGCCATCGCCTCGATGCGCTGCTGCACGTACGGCGTGGTCAGGTAGCGGCGCATGCGCGCGGCCCGCTTCGTCAGCACCTGGAAGCGGTGCCAGGGCGAGTTCGCCATCACGGCGAACACCTGGTCGATCCACTGGTCCGGCACCGACTCGTGGAACAGGTCGCCATGCGCGCACACGAAGATGTCGCGCGCGCGGCGCCAGCGCTGCGGCTGGTCGAGCCACTGCTCGTTGAACCGCACCTCGCCCGTCCACACCGGGCCGGCGGCGCTCGGCTTCGTCAGGCCGGCGCGGCTCGGGTGGTGCTTCAGCCTGGTGCCGGCCAGCTTCATTGCGTAGCAGCGCCGGCAGCCCGGGCTCGTGATGCTGCAGCCGGTGATGACGTTCCATGTCGAATCGGTCCACTCTATGCCGGTGGTATCAGCCATGCTCGTTCCTTTGCTCGTCCCGCTCCGCCCGCTGCCGCTGGCTCCGGTAGTTGATCGGCAGGCCGCACTCCATGCACACGCCCTCGTCGTTGTCCTCGGGTTCGCGGCAGTCGCACTCGTAGGGCTCGTCGTCGTGGTCGTGGACAACTGGCGATTCCAACGCCGGCCACATGCGCGCGGACTCTCGGCGCTGCTGGCGGATGTCGCGCTTTCTCATGGGGCACCCTGCGCTTCTTTCTGGCGCAAAACTTCCGCCGCAGCCGCGTTCATTCGCTCGCGCCACTGCTGGAGAGGATCGGCGCTCATCACGCCAGTCGGGCCAGAGTGGCACACGCGGCGTATGGGGCACTCGGCGCAGTCGCGGCGCTCGTCGTAGTGCGCACGGCAGACAATTCGCACTGCGTCAACCAATTTGGTTTCGTCGCTCATGGCACATCTCCTTCTGGCGCAATCCTGAACTCGCACTCCCCCGCGATCACATCCGGCGCAGCCATCCACGAATTCAAGGGGAACGTGCTGCGATCCGTCCTTCGCAAGCAGTCCGAGCAGCCATCGCGCCAGCCGTCGTCCGTCTCTACGCCGGAGCAGCGGGCAACGTCAGCGGGGAGGGTCATGGGGTGGCTCCTTGGGTGTGGGTGGCGCCTGCAGTCGCTTCCTCGCGCAGCGCATCAATGGCAAACTGCGGCACGTTGTAGCCAATGGCGCGCAGCGATTCCAGCCGGTCGGCGCACGCGCCTGGGTCGGGGTCGTTGAACGATTCGCCGTCGTGCGGTAGGCCCAGCGGTGCCCGCTCTCCAGTGGCAAGCCACTCGGACACTGCAGCTTCACGCGCCATGAAAGCTGCGATTCCGGCCTCACCTTGTTCCCACCAGTTGCCGACAAGCGGCGCAGGTCGCGGCGCTGCGGGCGTCACGCGGTTGCCGGCAACATGCGTTGTCCAACCGCCATCGCAGTCCTCGTAGACATACACGTCGCATTGGTAGTCGTCGCTTGACCATCGGCAATAGGACATCACACTCCCCCTTCCGCCCCAGCAGGGGCGATGCCGGCATCTTTCAGGACTGCACGGGCAAAGCGGACAATGTCGTCGTCCTGCCACGAGATCATGTAGCCCATGGTGATGGAAACAATGCGCTTATCCGTAGGCGTAGGCGCCATCGCCCCCGTGCTGGCCTCGGCCTTGGTGGTGTCGGGGGTCATTGGCTTTTCATCCCCAAGCAGCACGCGACCGATATGCCGCTCAACCGCAGCGCGTGCGCTGGCGCTGCTGATGTAGTCGCCAAGCGGGTTCTTGTGGTTGCCACCACCGGCATAGATAGTCTCGGAGTGGTGCAACGTGCCGCCGATGGTCTGAAAAACGCGGCCCATGACCTTGCCATCCTCGTTGACCAGCCAGTCACCGTCGCGGCGTTCGATCCATTCCATCATCCCTCTCCCCCTTCAGCAGCCCGAGCGCGGGCGGCGTCGAGCTGCGCGCGGGCCGTGCTGTCGGTGTCGA